GTGGCTGTAAATGCACTTGCCTGAATTGTACCAGTTGCTGTCAGATTCCGTATGCCACTTATATCAGAACTGCTGTCTAAAATTAATGCCTTTGACGCTTGGGCAGAGCCGATACTTGAGACATCTAAATAATTTAATTCTGTAGCACTGGCAGTTACTAATGTTCCACCAAGCTTGAGTCCATTTGTCCCATCATGGGAAGCCACATCAAAATCATAAGACCCATCTATGATTTTTACTCCAGTTGTTGCAACTGATATTGGTATTAAAGTTCCATCACCATCATAAAGGTTTGTGTAAGAGGTTGAAACTCCACCACTTTCTTCAGTGTGAATTAAGGTTGCGTAACCACTAGAAATGGCTATGTTAGTCAGGTCAGGTTGACTTGCCATGTTATACTCCTAAAATAGTCTGTTTATATTTATTCTGTTGCATTAAATGCTTTTTTAATTCTTTCTTTGTCTGTGCTGTCATGAGCTGTTGTCACTCCATCATTGGTTTTAAGATATGATTTTTTTCTATGTTCTTTTTGCATTTCCTTAATTGAGTTTGCCACATATCCATCCCATGTAGTAAACCCAGTCCCAACAAAAACAGTCATGGGTGCACCCATACATTTTGTAATCTTTTTGCTCTCACATTTTGGACAGGCTGTGGGTTCATCTTCTTGGGGTAATGTTATTTCTTCCCAAACATTTCCACAGTCACATTTCCAATCAAATATTGCCATTTGTTTCTTTCCTTTAGTTAGTTTGGGAGCTGTGTAAACAGCCCCCATTCCAACATTATAAGGGTAATATCCTTAATATCCTTTAGACATTATGGTATTCGTAAACCCTATCACCAAAAGCCAAAACTCCACCATAAATAGTGTGAGCTACAACTTGGTCTGCCAAAGCAGTTACGCTATAGTCAACTTCAGTTTTTACATCTAAAGCTCTTGCGAAAGCCACAGCAGTTCTATGATACATATAGCCAGCTTCATCTGCATCAGCAGTTCCTGAAATAGAGGAACTTGAGAATACATTACAGCCATAGAGCATGCCAATATTTCCATTTTGGATTGGTCTGCTTGAACCATATTTACTTGCATCAACAAAGTCTGAAATTCCTAATAAGGAAGTGTAACTAGCAGGGTTAACTGTTAGAAATACATTTCCATCAAAAGGAACATCAGAAGCCATTAAGGAAGCAATACCAGTTCTAACTAGAGCAGAAGTAAAAGTGTCATCTGCACCTAAGTCTGAAATTGAACCAGTGTCACCTTCAATTACACTCTCTATGTAGTCATCTACAGCTTTTGCTAAAGCATATCCAAATTGGTTTGTTTCCATTTGAAACATAGAGGGTTGTGTCCAAACCTGAGAGCTTGTCTCAATTTGTTTAGCCACATATTTATGTTGGTCAACTGTTAAAGTAATTGAGCCATGAGTGTCAGCACTGTACGAGACATCCGAGCCTGCACTTTTACTGCCAGCCGAGGGAGTGGTTGCCTTTGGAATTGTCAAAACTTGACCGCCACCACCATTCACCAATGAAGAAAATGAAGTGTCAACTGTGTTTTCCCACACCATTTGTCTTTCCATTGAAGCTAGGACAGCATCAGACAGCATCGCCTTTTTATTGACAGCACTGGTACTAATCGTTACATTAGCCATTATTTATTTGTCCTGTTCTGCAGATTGTTATTTTTGATACTTCGCCATAATCTGTTCCCATTTACTAGTATAACCACCTTTCTTATCAGTTTCCAAAAATGGATTGTCTGCTAAGTTTGGCATGCCACTAGCAGGAATAGAAGCATCAGTTTTAACCACCTGCTGTTGGGGTTGTTTGTTTAAATCATTCACATAAGATTCAAGCTCAATTAAGTCTAACTTGCTTGCAATCTTTTGTTGGGATTCACTTAATTCAACAGCCTTCATAAGCTGTTCTCTTTTTTGATTCTCATAGGATTCCCATTGCTTTGCTTTCTGCTCTAGCTTATCCATTTCTGCTTTAGATTCATCTAGTAGAGCTTTATACTCTCCCTGTTTCTCTAATTCAGCTTTGCGTTTGGATTCAGCTTTAGCCCTAAAGGCTTCTAGTTCTGCTTCAGCTTGTTTACGCTTTGCATTTACTTCAGAAAATCTAGCATAAGGGATTGAATCACTTACACTTTTAACACCCTGTGAGGTGGTTTCTTCTGCAGTTTCTTTTACACTGTCTTCTGCAACAGTGGCTTCATTTTTTACATCTTCTGACATTGATGACTCCTGTTATTTCTTTCCAAGATTAATTTCAATATCGTCTGCTTCATACAAACGAATTTTTCTTTGTAACTCACCTTCCATTTGGTTAGCTAAATAAGCAAAGTTCTTATTGGATAAACCATATAGGTCATATCCTCTATTTGCATTGCCTAAAACTATTTCACCATTTGAGTAAGTTATATCAAAGCCTTTGTTGGTGACTACACTTTGCATCCTATTCAAAGTGTCACCTGATAATCTCATATTAACAAAACTTGTTTGTGTGTCAGCACTCACACCTTTTTTCTTTCCACTTAAAGCCTTCCCTGCTTTCTTTCTAATCTTATATTCTGCTGATTTATATTTTAATTTTTTCTTATTGTTTTGGAACTTGCCTTCATCTGCATCTAAAATAATTCTATCTTTCATGACTGCACCCAGTTCATCCATGAACCTTCTTGAGAATATTGCTACATCTTGTGCCTTCATACTTTAGCCCTTGTTCCTACTGCTCTAAAAGAGTGACGACAGTTTACGCCACCAGCTTTCACTTGGTCAAATTCTGCTTTCTCATATTTTAAACTATATTTCTTTTTCTTATTGTCCCATACTGGCAAAGGTATTTTTCCCTGTGCCATTTTCTTACTTAAATCTTTTATCTCCTTAGCTGTAAATCCTTTTTTATTTTGCTGATTATCTATGAAGTATCTACAGGCTGGTCTATTCTTTTTGTCCTTACTTCCTACATATCTAAATAACTGATTGGGATTCTGTTTAAACACATTCATTGTTGCAGTCCTACCAAACTGTGCAAATGAATCCCTAGCAATCATTCTTGACCTGTCACTTAATAACTGTTCACTAAACTCTAAACTCAATCTTTCAGCTACAACACCTGAAGGCTCACCTGAGATAATCCCTTTTAGTAAGCCTGATTTAAGTGTGGCTGTTTCTTGTGCAAATCTTCCTAACAAAACTTCACCATCCAAATCCCTAAGTAGTTGAAGCTGTTGTGCAATGGCTTCAGTGTTTGCTGGTGATAAAAGTATTTCTGTTGCTTTCCCACCTGTCCTAGCTCTAATGACCTGCTGAAAGTCTTTAAGGATTGATTCAGCTTCCCTGTCATAGCCTTCCATAAGCTTTGAGAAGCTGGTATTAAATCCTGCTTCTTGTAACTCAATAAAGAAGTCCAATTCTCTTGCCATTCTAATAATCTGTGTGTCACTAAATCCTTCAATAGCTCCACCCATCTTTTTAACATTATCAAAAAGCTTTCTACTAATCTCATCAAGGTCATCATAAAACTCATCAAATAAATCTTTTTTTACTGGCATTACGCATTAATCAGTCTTTCAACTAAACTGCCCTGTGGTTGCTGTGGAGCAGTTGCAGTTGCTTCCTGACTCCTTTCCTCTTTTATTTCACCTAGTTTAGAGTCCAACTCAGCTTCATCCATGTCAGGGTTATAATGTAGTAATATTTCTTTTTGTGTTATAATACCCATAGACTTCTTTTTCTCAAGCACTTGCAATTCATCTAATTCACTAATTGGAAAAGACATTTCAGGGAAGTCCACATAATAGTCTTCTGATATTTTAATATTTGCATCCTGCATAAGCACAGCTCTATCTACATCAAATCTTTCCTGCTCAAAGCTTCTCCATGTATCTTCTACACTGGCTTCTCTTTGCTCTATGCTTTCAATATTTAAAATCTTTAATGCTTCACCACTAATAGCTGAGTTTCCTACATCAGCAAAACTAATATTTAAATGATTATTGCTTGCTACTGATTCAATAAAGAATTTAGTGGTATCTATAATCTCTTTAAGTCCACCACTTGGAGCTGTCATATTAAACTGAGTATCACTTGGTAAAACTAGAACCTTATCTACTCCAATCTTGATAGGCTCACTAGGATTAACATCTAATCCACTAATCCATTTCACCCCACCTGTTGCTCCCATTCTAACAGCTAAGGCTAACTCAGTCATTGCTAAATCTAATTGCTGTGAAGCCTGAATAATATCACTTGCATTACCACCAAAAAAATCTCTAACTCTAGGCTGTCTTCTTGTAAATGTAAAAGGCAGGATTGATTCACCTGCACTGTTTTTGTAGGGGTTAATATTACCCTCATTAATACTATAAATTTTTCCGTTGCTATCAATTAAGAAATGATAGCCTTGTTCTCCATCTTCTCCTACAGACCAAAAGGCATATAGTTCTTTTTCTAGTTTACCATATCCACTTCTTTGAATAGGATACATAATAGCCTTTGGCTCATCTTGCATGCCATCAACAAAGTAAGCATGAAAGAAAGGAACCAAGTCCCATTGTAGTTTTTCTTTTCTTGGATTGTATCTTGTCCTAAAAGCCATGTTGCCTAATAAGAAATTAAGCTCTTCTAGCTGTCTGCATTTATGATTCAAACCCTTAGTCAGTTCTAAGTATTTTTCATCAGCATGTCTTTCAATGTCATCACTCTTACCGTAAACTAAACTAGAAGCCTTACAGAATCTTCTAACAATAGACTGTGTAAATAATGGTATAGAAGAAAGTGTTTCAGAATCAAAGAAAGGTCTTATGTATTTCTCAGTTTCAATGTTCTCATAATAATCCAAAAACATTTCAATCTCTTTCCACCTTTCAGACTCAATCCTATTGAGTTCTTTCTTCAGTGTGGTTTGTATGGTTTGCAGTGATAGGTCAGGTATAATCATTTTTAAAACTCCAGTGTCGTAGCTGTTCTCCTATAAGCAGGTTCAACTAAATCTATGTAGTAGCTAGAAGCATCTAAGAAATGTGTTAGGTTTTCATCCTTCTTTGATAATGAGCCATTAGCTTCCCTTTGACATAGCTCATAATCTTTTATCAGGTTAACACATTTAGGTGCAACAGTCATTCTTATTTTGCCTTCACTGTCTTTCAACATCCTATTCAAACTATATAATCTATCTTTGGTATGTGGTGCTTTATTCTTTGCAAAAACATTAAATCCATGCTCTCTAAGAATGGAATGGTCACTGCGATTATTTACAGCAACTGTTGACCTGCTTTTGCCAGCAGGGTCAGGATAAACATCTTTGATATATGGGTACTTTTTTTTCATTAACCTAGCCATTTCATCAGTGTTAGAATTATGAAGCACCAGCTCATCTACTACCACTAAAGTTCCATCTGAGTATCTTCCCATTACTACACATGCCATTGTGTGAACATTAAAATCTAATCCAAAAAACATTTTAGGTGGCATGTCAGCAATCTCTCTTAAATGGTCATTCCTATCAAAGTTCCAAACAGCTTTATTTCCAGCAGTCAAGAAAGTCCCTAACATTTCTTGCTGGTATTGGTCTTTGGTCATTGTGCGTTTGGCTTCTAACACAGATTCTTTTGGAATCATACCATGTTCCAATGTGCTAAACTGCCAAGACTTATATCTAGGATTCTTTCCTAAGCCAAGTAAATATGTAGAATATAAATGATTGTAGCCATTAGGTGTTGAAGTCAATAAAGCCTTAGCATTGTGGTCTAATAGCATTGGTGTTACCACTTCTTCAAAAAATCCTTCTTTAATGTAAGCCATTTCATCTAAGACAACTCCATTGCTTTCATTCCTACCCAAACTAATCCCCCTAAGACTGTCAGGGTTGTCAGCACCTTTAAGAGCAAGCTCTGCTCCATTATCAAACCTAAAGGATAATTCTGTTTCATTAATTTTTACATTTCCATATTGTTGCATCAGTTCTTTCATTAATGGGAACATGATAAGCTTTGCCTGACGGTAATAGGGAGCTATATATAATCTGCGTTCCCCTGCCTGAAAAGGCTGGTGTAAAAGAAAGACTGCTGATAAAACTGACTTGCCCCATCTTCTCCCAGTTATTAGAATCTTTATAGAAGAAGGGTGACTTAGAATCTCCCATCTAGTTTTGTCCAGTATTATTTTCATTCATAGACCGTTTAAACAGCTTACTCATTTGGTTCACTTATCTTCATTACTTGGATTGGCTCATTAGAAGTGACAGACATTTTATGTAGTGCAGTTCCTTCAGTTCTATCTGCTATAAACTTTGCACTATTCAAATCACCAGCTAAAGCCATATCATAAACTTTTTCTAAAACCATTTCTTTTAGTGTTTTGTTTTCCCCAACTACTCTATCACCTAACTCATCTAATATATCAGCAATGGCAAAACCTTTCTTTGGTCTGCCATTTGGATTGCCTGACATCCCCTTTTTAAAGGTTCCGTCTTCATTCCTGTTATTTTCCTGCTTTGCAGGCTTATCATTCTTTGTGCTAATATGACCCTGCCTTTTTCCTTTTAGAGCCTTTTTGACCCCTTTTTGGACGTTTTTTGGCTACTTTCTTCCTCTTGCTGGGATAGCTACCATAAGGCATATAATATTTCCTTCTTTTATAAGAAAACTAATGAAGCTTCAAAAGTTCCTATGGTTTTGTTTTTCTGCCCTTACATTGCCTTCATTTACTCTTTAGCAGTGTCAGGCTCCCATAAGCCATGTATAATTATACCCATAAAAGCAAAAAAAGTTTGGTAACTTTGTTTTTGTACTGTTTAAACAGTTAGCATACACTTAATAAAGTGTTATAAATATTATAAAAATATTATATAAATATTATAATAACAAAAAAGCCCCAATTAAGAGGCTTAGTTGTTTTAGACATTCACAAAGATTAGAATGAATGTGAACACTGCGAATATAAATAATAAGCACAGTGCTTCTTTTATCCTTTCTTTCATGAGGGGTGCTTTAGCATGTAAAAGTGTGTACACTTGCCATTCAAAAGTCTATCATAACAAGCTTTGCTGATACCTCTGCCACCTGAAGGAAGATTTATTGTTGAATCTTTAAAGTGAATTAGCATGTCCATTTTGTCTAGCCATTCACCAGCAGTGAGTTCAGAAAACTGGTCAACACTAACCTCTAAGTACATTTCTTCACCAGCAGGGTCTAATGGAAAGCCAGCACTCAATACAGCCCTAGAAGCTCTTACAACATAAGGCTTAGGGTCATATCCATTATTTCCTACACCTTCAGTTGGTTCAACCATAACACCTAAAGAAACTAATTTAAACATTCTAGTAGTTTGTTTTTTATAGCTCTTATTTGGTGTCCAT